AATTACAGGAAGTAACTCGTATGCAGTATCATTAGCTGCTGCTGTTTCAAATGCAGTTGCATTTTTGTTTTTAATACCTATACTAAAATCACTTTTAGAATAGACTTTTCCACTAACTGCCATGTGTTATTTCTCCTCTTTTTTTACTTTTTTCTTAGGTTGTTCTTTTTTTACTGGCTGAACTTGAACACCTAAAGATTCAAATTCTTCCAAGTTTTCTTTTTCTAATTCAACTTCTCCACCAGCTAATAATTGTCTAATCTTTTGATTAGGAGTATTAAGATATGATGGTTTTTGTAGTTGAAGTCCTTTTATGTGTTTATACTTCATGAAATCACCTCATTTGTGTTGCATTGGAAAGTGATGATTACATTGGATATAGTTTCATCTTCTTCATCTCGTGTATATTCTACACTTGATACAAGACCACCATACCAAAATGTAATATTACCACTTTCATAGTTTCTATTATCGAATAAAAGTCTTTTGACAACTTCTGCTATCATTGTCAGTCTGTTTAATTGATTCTCTTTGGTGTATTCTCCACCTTTTCGTAATTGATAGTTGATTGTTGTTGTAAATTCTCTTATATGTACATTACTTGCATAATCAACAAAAGCATCTGCTTCAGGTATGATCAAGAAACTTTCTTGTCCTCTATGCTCATCAAATACTACTGGAATAGAAGCAAGATTTTGTTTCAATAACTTCTGGATCGTATCAATTACTCTATCTTTATAAATATTTTCAAATTCTATGCCCATTATCCTTGCCCTCTATACTTTTTCTTATAATACTTCTTACTTGCTTTTGTACCATACTTTGTTCGTTTGCTTTTACCCTGCCTGGTTTTCTTTTTACCATTTCTTTTTATGTAGGTGCTTGTATTCTTTTTAGCCATTATTTCTTATATACCTTTTCTGATGCTGAAATACCAAATGAACCTAAGGTTACCCAAACAAATGAATTATAAATATAATCATTTACCATTAGTTCAATTCCAATTATACCCATTGCTAAATCCACTATACCAAATACACACATTAAAGCAAAAGAAAGAAATCCGATGATATTCTTTTCGTTGTACTCGTTTTTATCTTTAAATAAATTCCACATTATCTTTTCTTTCCATAAGTTCTTTTTTGTGATTTAGGTGGGCTTTTCTTTCTACCCCCTGCACTCCATAAAAACTTATCTGCCCAATATGCAGCACTTGATTTACCTTTGGCTATGTTTCGTCTATGCCTTGACTTAAATGCTTTTCTTGCACCTGCAGAATAATTATGTCCTGACTTCTGATCCCCAAATCTAATCAGTTTTAGTTTATGTCCTACTTCTGATAACACAACTGCTTTCTTAGTCTTATGGCTTGGTGTCATCTTCGGTCTATTAACTGCCTTTAAGCCATATCGTTTTAAGAGTTTTTTCTTTCTATCTAAGTGTGCCATTATCTTCTTTTCATTTGTATGGTTTCAATGCCACCACCTGAAGTGTGGTCTAATCCTGATACTTCTACTTCCCATTGGTCGTCTGCAGTATAAACTCCTGTACTAAATCGTATGTATACTCCATGACCTATGTGTTGTAATCCACCATCAATTATCTGATTGTTTTCTACAAGATTGGTTTGTAATCCTGCATCACTTCCAACATAAGAACTAAAAGTAACACTTGATGAACTACCAGCAGTAAATGTCCCTGCTCCAGTAATCAGCACCTTGATTCTATCAAATGATGTTTGAGGAAAGCCATAGGTATCTACAATAGCACCAGTAGTAGAGCCATTAATAGATACTTCTTTTACTATTTTATCTCTACCATCTTCATCTTGATCTAAGCTAATTACACCTTTTCGTATCATGTCTAACAATCCAAGATTGGTTGAAGGATCATATACTTGAACTTGTAATTCAGTTCCTCGTTCATTGTCATAAGGCATAATTGCCATACTCGCTGCTAATAAAGCTGTAGCCCTAACTATTACTTCAGGGAAGTCCCTACCTAAACTATCCCCAGTTCCTACTCCTTTGTTCTTATATATCGGTTTATTGATATACGACCTCACAAAGTCGGAACTTCTTGATATAAACTCCTCAAAGAGAGTTTTATTATCCCTACCAGCTGTTACAGCTTCATCAAAATTGGGGTTGTTGGTCGATGTAGGTCTATAGTACACTACATCTGCATCTTCGTCAAAATAGTATTTTCCATCAGCATCTATTGCTCCTGTACTTCCGACTGAAGTAAGTTCAATGTCATTTGCAAAGAGTTGAGTAAACTTCCCAACACTTCCTGCTTGATAAACTGTACTATTACCACTCCCACTATAACTTGCCCAGTTTGAGATAGTTCGTTTCCTGTCATAGTCAAATACAAAAGGGGCTACTAATTGTATATCACTAATTGTGCAATATTTTTCAAGATATGTAGTCATTGCTAAATTCTCCTATTAATTGAGGAACTTCTAATTTGTCTATTAAACGAAACATCTCAGGTAGGTAATATTCTTTTTCTCTATCTGATATAGTGTTTGCTTGTAATATAGCAGATAGTTCTTTTAATCGTTTTATTGTTTCGCCTAAATCCATTAGTTTCCCTTTATAATTTTATTGTTCCAAGTTGTCATTCCATTATGTATGTCTAAGGTAATCAAGTTAAACCACCCATCTGTAAAGAAGTCAACAATCCCTACATTGTGAGTCCAGTTTACCTTTCTACCTTTTAAAAAGTCTTTCTTCATCTTACACAAGCACCCCATACTTTGTGCTATATGTATGCCTGAAATGTGTTGCATTACACTTCGTTGGCAATCGTGAGTATGCCCATAGATCACATTACACCCAAGATTTTGTACTGTACTTCTTGCATGGTTGACTGATCCATAATGTCCCCCATGATAAGCATATAGCTTACTATTCTCTACTTTAAAGAGTTCTCCATAAGGATACCACTCATAACCCCTTTCTTCTATCTTAAATAGATTCTCAGGTTTATATTGTTCCAAATATGGATTCTCATCTACAAATTGATTATACCAGGCATCGTGGTTTCCCATAGCCAAATATTTCTTTTTACACCCTACTTTATCAAGTGCTTTATCAATTCTATCCATGTGGTAATTGACTTCATCTGCTTCTTTATCAATTAAGGGAAGTTGGTATTCCAATGGTGGTCGCTTTCTTCGTTGCCATCTCCAATGTGATACATATTCCCCTTCTGCAAAATCACCTAAGTTAATAAATACATCAGGTTTTACTTTTTCAATTACCTTTAATGCACAGCTAAATGCTTTTTCATCATGCAAAGGGAAGTGCATATCGCCAAATATTATCCCTGTGCTTTTAATCTTTTTCATATAGTAGTTGCCCTTTTAAACCACCCATAATAGAATCGTTGTTGATCAGGTTCTTCGGATACTAATCTACCATAGAATAAGCAGCGATAGGCCTGTAATCGCTTCTTTGAGATTCTCCCTGCACTACCTATGGTTATTTCTCCGATAACTCCATCTTCCTCAATCTTCTTCATTTTTCTACTATTAATGGCTTGTTGTAGTATTTTTACAGCTTGTCTTTGTCCCATGTTTACACACATATCGAAATAGGTGGCTTTCAAGTCATTCGGTAAGAAATCTGCTTTACTTGGTTTCCAATATTCATTGTAATAGATATTAATTGCATCACTTTTAGTAAGGTTCTTAATATCTACATCAGGATACCATCGTTTAGCAATACCAAACTTGGTTTCACCACCTTTATCGTAGGGATCATTAACATAGCCCCCTTCATGTTCCAGGACACCATCGATAATTTGTTCAAAGGTCGTCATGCTGACTTCTTGACCTTCTCGTAACTTCTCAATCCACCCAGTCCCAACATACCCATCAATACAGTTGTTAATGTTCCCATATCGAAAGTGGGTAAGGTTATTGGGTATCCAAAGGCAAATAATAAGAATGTTAAGAATGGCTGTAAGACGAAATGGTAACATAAAGCTATTCCACAAGTCCAACCCACAAAAGGTCGCCATCCTGAAACAAATAAGCTATTGCTATTGGCTTCAACTTTATTGACTTCAATCTGTGCTTTGTTGATCTCTTGTATAAGTTGTGCTTTTTCTGCTTTATCAAGTGTAAACTCGTCTATCTTATCAGCAACTTTATCAATGATTCCTGCTACTACATTTAATTTAGGCATCTTTTTCTTCTTTCACTTCTTCTTTTTTATCAAACGATTCAGTAAGCATTTTAGCAAAAGCACCTTCAGCTACATTCTCACGATCCATTTCAAAAGCCAAAGATGATTTTCTTTTTCTACAATTTTCAATGTGTTCTACCAAGATTTTTTGTTCTTGTGATAACTCATCATAGTTGTAGTCTTTATCGTTTATATTTACTTTTCTTTCTTCACTCATTTCATAACCTCCAAGTTATATTAATAAAATCTTTATGTATATTGCCCACCGATAGTATGACTCATGTGAAAAGGTGCAGTTCCTATATCATCATCATATAAATTAACTGAACCTGCTGTGGATTGTAATGGATTATTACTACCACCTATTAAATCACAATCTTTCATTGCTCCACCTGCTGCACCAAACGAATTGTCAAAAGCAAAAGCACCACCATTTAGCAAACTACCTAAACTTAAATTAGTTGTTTCATTACAATCAGTTGATACTCTTAAATGAGTATACATTGCAACATTAGTGTTTGGAACTACTGGTAATGCCATTATTCAGCATCTCTTATTGCTATATAGTCTGCTAATTCTGCTTCACACTCAGTAAGTTGTGATTCTAAATTAGCTTTATGTGCTTCACATAGTGATATAGCTTGGTCTATTTGTTTTGTTTCCACAAAGTCTACTACTTCTACATCTTTACCTGAAGCATCTTGCATAGTTCTTGTATGCTTGATTTCTACCATTTTTACAGAACTTTGTGCTTGTTCTTGTACTTTTTCAGCGATTACTATAGCCATTTTTCAATTCCTCTATTTGTTTCTGTTGTTCTTTTATTGCCTCTATAAGTATAGGCACAATCTTTTCATATTTAACTGCTTTATATCCAGTATCTCTTTCTGTAACTACTTCAGGCAGGACTTCTTCTATTTCTTGTGCTATAACCCCTACATCATGTCCTTCGTTTCCATGAATAGTTTTCTTTTCTTCTTCAGTTAATTCTTTCCAGTCAAATTCTACACCACTAATCTTTAATACTTTATCTAAAGCATTATCTAATGGTTTAATGTTTTCTTTTAATCGTTTATCAGAAGTTGAATAAGCTACTACATCATTACTACAATCTAATCTTCCTGTTGTACTGCTTGCAGCAACTCCAATTCCAAGAGATTGTTCAATTTTTATATCTTGTGAAGTATCAATAGTCATAGCAAGAGAATTATTTGCACTTGCTATTTTAACAATACCATTTGAATTTTGAGATTTTAAAGTTAGTGTTTTATTATAATAACTCCATACAACACCAGCAGCAAAGGCATCACTTGCACTTCCAAATAATAATGAACCAGTATGCCCATTAGATTCTCCTGATAAAATACTAATACCTGACCTGCTTGAATTTTCTACTACTAATTCATCAGCATCTCCATCAGGTGCTACACTTGCATCTCCATTATAAATGTGGACTTTACCTTCAGGTGAGTTAGTTCCCAGACCGACATTACCTGTATCTGCTTTAATTACAAAAGCAGGTGTGCTAAAAGTTCTATTTCCTACTCCTGTTGAAGGTGTAATTTCAAATCCTTTATCTACATTATCTTGAGTAGTAATTAACCAATTATAATGTGTTCCTGCTGCTTCACTATGCAAGAATAATCCATCATCTCCATCGAGTCTTGAGAATTGTGCAGTATAAGCACTTGAACCACTTACTACATTTAATTTAGCACTTGCACCTAATGATGCAGTTCCTATACCGACATTACCTGATGAGTCTATTCGCATAGCTTCAGCATTGGCACTATATAATTTTAATCCTTTACCTGATGTTGATGCACCAAAGTTTACATTGTCAGAATCTGTTGTAAAGAATCCAGCAGTAGTTCCATTATCTACTAACCAGCCATTAGTAACTTTACCTTGCCCTGCTACATCTAACTTATAACCAGGTGAGTTAGTTCCTATACCGACATTATTATAAAATCCAACATCTCCATCGCTTCTTGCTATATTTATAACATCAGCTAAACTTCCACTTACTTCTTTTTTAATTCTTAAATCGCCTTCTGTGCTTCTTTCAAAGAAATGAAATCCATGTGTAGCATTTGAACCTAATTTTAATGCAGCGACACTATCTGAATTTCCAACTATATCTAATTTTGCTTCAGGTGATGCAGTTCCTATACCGACATTACCTGCACCAGTAATTCTCATCTTTTCTGCATTACTTGTACCTAATATTAAATTATTACCAAACTGATTTAAAATCTTAAAGTCGTTTCCATTAGTAAGTTGTATTAATGCACCATTGCCTGATTCACTACCTGATGTAGCATTTCTAAATCTTAGATTAGTTTTAGCACTTGAATTGCTTGTTAAATTGACAATACTAAATTCAGTTTCTGCTGCTTGGTCTTTTCTTAAAACCATTTCATGACTTGGCGACGAAGTTCCTATACCGACATTTTGAGAAGCATTGATTGTCATAGCAGAAGTATTATTTGTTTTAAATTCCATTGTAGAATTTGCTACTTGATTTATAATTAATGGTGCAGTATTGCTTTGTATATGTGTATTGCTACCATCGTGATAGAGCAATAAATCTTCCCCTGCACCAATCTTAAATTGTTTATTATCTACTGGTATTCTTAGATCTTGTGATACATCTACTCTTGTAGCACTACCATCTAAGGTTAGGTAAGCAGTTGTTCCACCAGAACCATCATCACTTCTTAGAATAACATCTCTATCTGCTAAATCATTTTGTATGTATAAATCTCCAGTAGTGTCATTTGCTATGTAAGCATTAGAACCATCGTGTCCAACTTTAAAATCTAATCCAGTTCCAAAGTATGCCCAAACACTATCCATATATCTTGATGCTTTATCAAAATCTATTAACGAAGCACTACCATTTAATGTTAAGTAAGCAGTTGTTCCACCACTTCCATCATCTGAAAGTAATACAATATCTTTGTCATCAGCATTATTATAAATTTGTAAATCACCAGTAGTGTTATTGATGACACTATTTGTTCCATCGTGATAAATTTCTAAATCATTACCAGTTCCAAATCTAACTTTTTTACTATCAGGTAAATCTAAATTTGTTCCATCAAAAGTAAGATTAGATTCTCCATTAATAGTAGTACCACCACCAGAAGTTAATACTCTATCATTGCCAGTATTAGTGTATGAGGTTACTGCACCTGAAGTTAAAGCACCTACTTGTACTTTTTTAGTTGTTCCATCTATTGCATCTTCTAAAGCTAATAAATCTTGTTCAGCAGGGCTTGATTCAAGTGTTAAAGCTGAAAATCCACCTAATGCAACACTTAGAATATCGGTAGCACTTGTAGAAGTAGAGATTCCATTACCACCTGAAATCTCTAATGTATTTCCATGAGATATAGTTTGATCTGATCCACTATCTCCACTTAAAGTAAATTCTGTTAATTGATTCGTATTGGTATCTGTATTGACAATAGCTTTTAATTGTGTGAGTGTGGCTACATTAGTTTCAGTTGCACTATTGTCATAAATTGCTATCTTATCTGCTAACTCTAAAGCAGGTACTTGAGTATCTAAATTATTTACATCTAAACTTAATGTCCTTGTTGCAGTAATATTTCCACCACCAGTTAAACCTGAACCTGCACTAATAGATACTCCTGAATGGTCTATATGCTCATTACTTACAAAACCACTAAGATTATCATGTACAATCTCAGAATCAGTTGTAGATAGTGTATCGCCAGTTAATGTGATTCCAGTACCACCTACTAAGTTGGTATCATCACTAATATCTATTGTTCCTAAGGTTATTGCTTGTCCAGATAGAGATAAATAATCGTGTGATGTAGTTACTAAGGTAACATTAGTTGAGTTATCAGTTCCTGCTGCATCTACACCTAAGTTACTTCTTGCAGTTGATGCACTTGCCAAGTCTGATAGATTGCTTGATTTTAATAAGTTAAGACTTGCACTACCAGTTACATTACCTGTTACATTCCCTGTTAAGTTTCCTTCAAAGGTACTCGCTACAAAGGTTTCACTTCCAATAGTCCATTTGTCGTCTGTTTCGTTCCATATAAAAGTTTTATTAGTAGATGTTCCTCGTTCTACTTCAAATCCTGCATTTGCTGTTGGACTTCCTGTTTCATCTGCATTCAAAGTAAGGATCGCATCACCAATCAATACTGTATTAGAATTAGTAAATATGGTATCTCCACTAACTGTTAAATCGCCAGTAAGAGTTAAATTAGCACCATTTGCTGTGCCTGTAAAAGTTGGACTTGCTAAGGTTTTATTGGTTAAGGTTTGTGTGCCTGTAAGAGTTACTTCTCCTGAAGCACTTAAATCAATGTTTCCATTAGTATCGTCATAAGTGGTAGTAATGTTTGTATAAGAACCTGTTGTGAACATACTACCAACAATATCTTGTACATATTCAGTAATAGTTTTGCTACCAATGTATAATTCAGTAGATATTTTAACTTTGTTACTTGCAATCTGTAGATCTGATGCAGTCCCATCGCCATCGTATAAAGTACGAAGTGTACCATCGATCCCTCCAGTTTCTCCCATGTGGACTAATTGAACATAACCCTGGTTTACAGGTGTATTTCCTATATTGGTATTACTACTCAATGTCTAATTCCTTATATAAATCTTTGTCTTTCATTCGTTTATGACCTCTACCAATATCATCAGAAAATATGGCAGGTGCTGAGATAAGTCTTGTAAGAGTTCCATCTTGGTTGCAATCATGTATCTTTTTGTTGCATTTTACAAGTTTTTCATCATGTATGCTTTGTATGGTGTCAAATTGTTTACCACAAGAGCATTTATATTCGTATACTGGCATCTATATCCCCTTCAAATTAATATTTAATGGTAATATAGGGCTAACCGAAATTAGCCCCATATTTAACCGATTTTCGTTAGTCCAAATTATGGATTTACGAAGTTTACAACACCTAATGATGTTGAATTAGCAGCATGAGATAATGCTGCACCGAATAGTACATCAGCTACAACAGAAGTTGCAAGATGATCAATATCATAAGATGATTGAACTCTTGGAGCTACTTGTTGTGCAAAGTAAACACTATTTCTGTTAAAAATAGTTGCTGTTTCATCTCCAGTACCACCATCGTCATCCCAGTCTACACTTGGATAACAGCTTAAACCATAAGCTTGGATCACATTACCAGATACTAATGGATTAGCTCCATCTCCTCTTTTTTGAGCTTCTGTGAAGTCGCCAAGAGATAGTAATGACATATAAGCAGCTGGTGAAGCATATAAGAATGAATCGCCATCTGTGTAGTCAAAACCTGCATCAAGCATTTTTTGTAAACCACTTCTGATTAAAGCAGTTGTGAAGGTGTTATCAGCAGATAAAGTTACATCGTTACCAGTAGCAGATTGTAATACATCTACTGCTAAGTAGTTTTCTACTTTTTTAGCTAAAGCATAACCCATTGATTTTGCATAAGCACCAAATAGGTCAGCAGATTCTTGGACTCTTACGATGTCTTCGATTCTTTTCGCTTCGTAGTGATGTTGATCTACAGATAATTGAATTACACCATCTGTGTTGTTAGTATATGTTACTGCACTTCCTGCACCTTTAGCTGCAGCAGTTTCTTCAGTAACCTTAGGTATATTTAGAATGTCGCCACCATCTGCTAACATTGATGAGAAGTCTTGTACTTGATTACGAATGATAAATTTTCTTTCAGCATAATCAAGGATAGCATCTCTCCACATTTCTGGGATAAAATTAGCAGCTGTTGTTGTTGTTACATTTCCATCAGCCATTTTATTACTCTCCTTTTAAGGTTTTAATTTCTATAGCCATCTACTATCTGTTTCCAAAGTTTAGGATTCTTCCTGGCTTCCAATCTGTCTTTTTCGGACAAATCATTCCATTTGCTATTACCAGCAAACTTACCAGAAGAAGTAACCTCTTTAGCATCAGATATTTGCACTTTTTTACTTCCCAATCTTTCAATGTGCTTTTCCAACTTTATTGTTGGCAGGTCTGTATAGATTTCTTGTTCTTCATCTGAAAGTTGGGACAACAGATGTTCTCGTCTTTGCTTTTCTTGGATCTGAAATTGTTCTACTACAGGTTTTAACTGTGAGTTTTCTTCCTTCATCTTTTCATACAAAGATTTAAACTCCTCTTTTTCTTCAAGCTGTTTTGTTTCTTGAAGTTTGAGGTTTTCTTTGAGTTCGTTCAACTCAGCTTCTGCTGCTTGGCTTCTTTGTCTGTATTTCTTGCTTTCTGCAATTAAATTACCGACTTCATTACTTGTTTCCTGTGTAGGAGCTTCTGCTACTGCTTGTTCTTCTACTACTGCATTTTCTTCGGACATTCTGCCCTCCTATTTTATTATCGTTGTTTTGGATACATACTTTTTAATGTTTCTATCCAAAAGTTCTTTGCCGAATCTCTCGGCTATAAATTCTTTATTCTTGTTAGACAAGTCATAGATGTCATATCCTCTTTTCTGATTGCCTAATACTATTTCCCCTCTATCGTAAGTAATGATTGCAGTATCAGTCTTTCCTGATCCTCTCATGCTTCTAAGGGTTCTACCAGTTAGTTTCATATTGACAAAAGCAGTTTGTGTGTCGGTAGATTGGTTTCTAAATGCTTTTAGTTTACCATTCTTTCCTTGCATACTATTTGCTTTATACTTTCTATAAGTATCATTTTTGTAAGAATATCCACTTCTTCCATTCTGAAACTTGCCTTTACTTGCATCTAAAGTAATTTTATCAATAGCATCTTGTGCTAACTTGGTCATCACTTTAGAATTAGGTTTAACTACCTGGTCTAATCTCATACTCTTACCCAATCATGTCTGCAGTTGTATCCACCTCTATTACCAAAATCTATATATCCTAAAGCATTGATTTCTTCTCTTGTTAGTGGTGGCTCTTGTAATGCTCGTTGGCATACATCTCTTGTCTTGCCATCGCTTGGTCCAATGTATTGAAACTTTATTTCAGGAAACTCCTCAAATGCTTTGGCTCTTGAAGTGTTACTGAATCGTGAAAAAGCATCATTAATCAAAAAAGAAGTTTCACTTGAACTAATATAAGTTCCTACCCCAAAGGTGCTATTAATGTTATTCATTATCTGAATATTACTTTCCCCAGTTATGATTCCTCTTAGCATCGCAGTCTTTAGTTGATCTGAATACTGCCTTACTCCATTGGTCAAATAGGTCATTTCAAAGTTCTTTAGTTCTCTTAAAGCATCGATACTTGCTGCAGATACTTGTCCTAACTCTCTTTTAGATAGTTCTGCAAATACTCTTGCTATCTCATCATCAAAGGTTTTACCTACTCTATTCATTAGTTTCGTAAATCCTAATGTTTCCATTTCTGCAAAGAAGTCTATCTGTTTAGCAATTTGCATTAGTTCAGTATCGGTTACTCTACCTAACCCTACTACCAGGTTATCCAATTTGTCAATTAACTGTTGTTGGATATTCTCTATTTCTTTATTGTAGAAATCTAAATTAGCCAACTTGTTCACCTATTCTATCAATGATAGATTGTGTTTCGTCTGCTTCTTGTGGTTGTTCAGCATCTATCTGTTCCACAATCTGTTGTATTTCTTCTTCCTTGAAGTCAGGATTCTTCTTTCTTAAATAAGATTGTCTTGTTTCTAAATCATTTTGGAATGCCCAAGAATAGTATTTAATTTCTTCATCGGTACTCATAGGCACTTCTCTTTCAGCAAAGTCTATGCTGAACTGATCCCCAAGATTAATACCACCTGATACTTCACAGATTCTTTTAGCAATCTCAAATTGTTGTTTCTCAAATGGTCTATAGATTTGTTCTGTGTCTGATCTTAGAGCATCCATTAAGTCCATTTGTCCCATCTTCTTACTTAATCCACTTTCTTGGCTCTTATCAGTCCAGTTGATTCGTACATTGTTGGATTGTGCAATACTATCTACCATATACTTCGTGGATTCAATCATTGCTTGAACATTTGCATTCGGTGTTGCATAATTAAAGTTCGCACCTTCTGGCAATACTAATGCTTTATCTTGTCCCATTTGGATTCGTTGTTCAGTATCTAATCCTGTAAATACTGGTTGTCCTAATTGAAATCTTCCATGTAAAGCAAGTTCGGTAAGCATAATGTTAATACTTCTCATACCATCTACTAAGTCTGATGCCCCTTCTCTAAAGAAATCTCTTGTAAATGGATGTCTATGTGCTATGTTAAATGGCAAGACATCTCCATAAGGGTTTCTATCCCCTTCTACAATAGAAGTAATCTTACCTCTACTGCTAATCATAAAGTGTTTGCCTTCCATATCTTCTGTTTCTTTTGACCAAAACATATATTGAGCATCTTCTGTTCTGCCTTGTAGATGTGATTCTGCTTGATACATAATAGCAAAAGGTTCATCTTCGTTTGGTTTAAAGAATGGGGTAAAGAAGTGGATTGGTCTATACTTTAGTTTCTTTGCATTGTCATCCCAATGAGTATATAAAGCTTCTGTACCTAATAGATAAGTAAGCTGTTCAAATTGTTTCATCACAGAATCAAAATCGCCTAAGATGTCTGTGTATTTCTCATTAAATCTTACTGGTGCTTGTTGATATACCAATGCTCTACGACTAATAATATTTCTTACAAGATTAATGTACATAGGTGGGATTTGCGATAAAGATTCACTATCAAAGTATCCTTTAATGTCATGCTCAAGATTGATTCCTTCAAAATAGTCTAACAATCTTTCTCGTTCACTATGTTCTTTTTCTAATCCTTCTTCTATTGTATCCATTAACAAGTCATACAACATCTTTTCTGTCAAATTATAAATTATCATGATTCATACCTTTTATAAATTTTTTGTTCTTCGGTTTCCAAGAATCTATCCTGGAAATCCTTGATCATTTCTCTACTTAGTTCTTCCTCTTTTATACTTAATCGGTATCCCCATACCATAGCACTTATCATGCTAACAATAATTCCAACACTCATTCCTAATAAAAACATTACCATTCTATTGCCTTAGCTTGTCCTTTAAATCCATATCGGTAATCAACTGGATAACATAAAGCATCTAAGAAGTGTGATAATGTTTCAGTCTTTAGTATTTGCCCATTCTCCATAGTACATAGTTCTAAATCTCTAATAGTGTTCTTACACTTAGGATTAATAAATAGTCTATGCTTTCCAGTAGCATCTTCTAACATCTTATTCAAAGCATTCAAACGATCCTTCTGGGTTGGATTAGCTTTCTTAGCTATAACTGTAAACCCAGCTTCTTGTAATATCTTATGGTCAGACTTGGTACTATTAGAAGTTCTTGCCTTCCCTGCTGGATCAGGATATACTGGTAATCCTCTACCTTTTAACTGCATTAGCTTAGCCAATTCAAAGGTATTAGAGTTCTGTAATCCAATCTCATCAAATACATATAATTCTCCTGCAGTATTCTCACACATTAATAAAGCAGTCATATAAGATGCTACCCCAAAGTCAATTCCCCAAAACATTCTTGGGGACTTCTCCATTACTCTACAATGTATATCTCTACTAAAATTGTATGCTGCTCTATTTGCAGCAGTAAGAAAACTTGCAAGATATTCTTGTTCAAAAGTTCTCTTATCTAAATTCTTTTTTGCATTCTCTACTTCTGATTCAGAAATAAAGCCACCATCTAATGTGGTAAACTGCCAGGACTTATAATCACTATTCTGTGATTGTCCTTTAACAAATAGATCATAAAAGTGGTTCTGTACTCCAGTTGGAGTTCCTACAAATAAAGCCGATCCTTTAGTTTCTGCTAAAGTCGGCTGTATAATCTCTCCCCACACATTCTCTTTCATATAACTGTACTCATCAAGCACTACCATTGTTGTAGATACTCCTCTAAGTGAGTCTGGCTTGTCTGCCCCTTTGAGTTCAACTTTTGCACCATTGTCAAGTGTAATAGATAATTCAGTTTCATTGATACTGACTTCTTTATGTGAAAAGATGTCCTTGAGTATTGACCAAGATACCATCTTAGCTTGTCTATATGTTGGAAAAACAATCCACCTTCTTTCGTTAGCTTTAAAAGGCTTAGATAATAAAAATAAAATAGAGAAGTAAGACTTCCCCCACCTTCTACCACAGGATAAGATCTTGTATCGTGTATCGTCTTTAAGGATTGATTTCCTTGTGGCATCAATCGTCCAGTCCATCTATATCAAATACCTTAATTGGTTCATCTGAAACATCTTTGATCCCTATACTTTGACTTGGTTTACCCAAGATTCTATCTGCCAGGAAGTTAATAGCACTCATATTACCATCTAATGCTTCTTCATATACTTTACCTACAACAGCTTCTAACATAGTCTTTTTATCTTCTAATTCTACATTAGCAAGATCGGTGATATATTCATTTAAGGCAAAACCAGATTTAGGTCTTCCATTAGGATTACCTGATTGTCCTTTTTTCCAACCCTTGCCAGTTATTCCACCAACAAGTTTTTCGTTGTTTTTTGGTTGTTTTACAACCTTTGTTGTTTTAGCTGCAGCCAAACTAATCACCCCACTATTTGAAGGTTATGTGTTCGTTATTAAAACGAAAGGGAAGGTGTTACCCTTCTACCCTATAGGGAAAAAGACTACAAGAAACCCTTATTTAAGAGTTCTACATGCTTGTAAGTGTTGATATTGTTGAGAAAGATAATTTATTTAGGACTACAAAAAACCCCTCGATTGAGGGGCTTTCTGCACTTAACTGATATTAAGAGGTATTACAATTCGTTTATTTGTTTATTCACTTTGCTCAGCAAATTTTTCAAGAATATTGGCTCTTTATCTTTATCAGAAAGATATTTCCAATACTCCCTACTCAATTCTTGGTGTATATATTCCAATTCCGATTTATTTAATTTATCGTTTTTAACCATTTTAATCTCCTTTATTTTAATTAACTACTTAAAATATGGTATTCTACAATTAGTGTCAAGAAAATAAGGAAATTATTTTTTTAGGCAATTTATCGACGAAGTTTGATATTATCATTTCTTTAGGCAATTCATCAATAGTGTATCTATATCCATATTTCTTTATGGTATCGGTACTAAAGTCCTCTATTAGTCTATATGTGCCTAATTCTATTTGATGTGGCTCAAAGACTACTATCTGCCTATGTGGGATATTGAATTGGATCAGGAAACTGTTTCTGTGGGTTAGCTTTTTGGCTTTATGTTCTTTGATGTGGAAAAAGGGTATATTAGCAAATAAGGATTGTACCTCTATCTTTATGGTTTTGTTCCTATAGGTTACTTTGAAGTCAGGTGCTGCAGTTATTTCCCTTCTCATGACTCTTATGACTCTATCTTGATCATGGTTATCAAAGGTCGCAGTTAGTTCTTTATATGGTGGCAATGAGAATAGATAAGTAAATACATCTTCTACTAACCAACCTCTACAGATATCCATAAAGTGTTGTTCAGGTGTTCTATTGTCCTGGATATGTGCCATTTCTTTATCCAGTTTATTATTAATGGTCTTTAGTTGCTGTTGGTAGGTGTAATACTTGTTATGTAAGTAATGGTGGTAGTCTGTACTATGAGATAGTTCTTTTAGTTGATGATATGCTGTGTCTAACTTATTCATTTTCTACGAAGCTTATATTTTACCAAAGTGGCTTCTTTCGATAGCTTTTTTATGGCTCGATTATAATAGGTCTTTGCTGAACTTTCTGATATTCTCATATTATAAGCTATATCGTCAAATTTCTTTTTTTCTAATGCTCGTTCAATGAAGCATTGATACTCTTGATCTGATAATGACCTTCCCCCTTGTATACCAGTAAGAACATATTTTAGTTCTTTTAATATCTTTGCTTGTTCTTTTTCTACCTCGTCGATTAAGTCTTGGTAACCTTTTGCTTGATTGTCTATTGAGTTTTTCAAAATAATGTTCCTTGTATTTTAACTCCTTTTAGTCTTGCTTCTGCTATATCGCAGTATTCTTGTTCTCTTTCTATGCCTATATAATTGAATCCTTGTTGCTTACAAGCGATTAATGTTGTTCCTGATCCTGCAAAAGGTTCTAATACTATGCCTTTTTTAGGTGTTACTAATCTTACTAAATATTCCATTAGTTTGATTGGTTTTACTGTTGGGTGGTAGTTTTTTCTATTTATTACTCTATTTAAATCTATATCATGGCTATGATCTAATGTTGATCTATGTTTTGCTCTATTGGACATTCCCATAGGTTTTTCCTCATAATCATCTAACCCCATATTTCGTTCTGCTTTACTTGCTTTGGCACAATAAAAGAATCTTGATGCAGAATTAGAATCATCTTTATATACTTCATGTTTTTTTAAATTACCTTCATTTTTCCAACCTTTAAAATTCCTAATAGTTCTACTTTTTGCTTGTTTTGTTTCAGGAAATATCTCTAATACTTCTTCACTTCCATCGTGGATTATGTTTGCAGGGAATCTTCCTTTGTTATGTTGTTCATAAGGATTTCTATTTACATCTTTCCATCCACTTGCTGTTGTTGATTCTTTTTTTCTTTCAAATTTAATTTTTTCATCAGTTCCAACTCTACACTCATCTATGTTTATTCCACCTGTGCCATGTGTTAAGACATTTTCTGCTACTGATGTCTTAAATGGTTTTCTTGCCATTACAATAGGTTCGTGTGCTGGTTTTAATGCAGTTCCCCAACCTTCCCATTGTTTTGCTTCTTCTGTTTTAGGTTTATCTAAAATTGGCTTTTTATATGATTTATTCCAATTTTTTATTCCATTATCGTATCCCTGTATTTCTCTTATTTCTTCTAATCTTTTATTTTTGTTTTCTATAAAAGAATCGTATGTATCATCTAACAATAATAATTCTTTAATAATTTCATAATGTTTGTTTGTTGGAATTTGTCTATTACTACTAGATTTAGCAAAATAATGAAATGCTTGTGATTTTGTTCCTAATCTTTTGTCTATTTCAGAAATAGAAAATGTATTATGTGTTTTAAGCCATTCAACAAATTCTATTTCTTTTTGTGAATTTCTTCCTTGCAATTTATCAACTGCTTTTCCAACATTATGTGATTTAGGAAAGCCACTACCATATAACCACCCTAACATATCTCTTATTTCAAATCCAGCATCTTCTATGTTTACTGCCATTCTGTGATATGTTCTTGAACCTGCAAAAGATAAGATATGCCCACCTGGTTTTAGGACACGATATACTTCTTTCCATAATTCTACTTGGGGAACATCATAATCCCACGACTTTGACATGAATGAAATTCCATAGGGTGGATCGGTTACTACACTATCAAAATAGTTGTTTTCAAAGTCTTTTAAGACTTCTAAGCTATCTCCACATAATATTTTATTTTTCATAATTTTTTTGGGATATGTCGCCAGACCAATAAGAATCGAAAGCATATATTTGACCAAGGGTAAACAGGATTGGTTACCTGCGACACTCCTTTTAAATGCCAATATATATTCATTATCTTTATCCCAAATCCTTGTTGTAGCCATGTTCTTTGGCTGTTTTTATTATATCTTTAACTGGTATGTATTTATTGTACTTAAAGCAATACAATTCCATCATGTCTTGTAAGTCCGATGAAACTCTACCTGCAGATTCTACATATTGAATTTCATAGATGTCATTTACTTTACAATAAATTAAGATGGAATTGAGTTCTTTTACTTCCATTGAAAATCCTTTGCTAAGGATAATACTTGTTCTTCTGTTAAGGTGGTACAAGTGATATGGTCAAATAATATTCCATCTCCAAAGTCTACTGGTTTTTTCGTGTCAAACCACATACTGTGGGGATTGATATAGTGAATGTTAGCTATTTCTTTATTATTAATAAATTCTATTGCTTTTAGAACTCTATCACTCACAGAAATCTCCCTCTAATTCTTCAAAATGATCATGTAACCCTTTATCAAATATTCTTTCTATGATTCGTTTATGGACTGGTGCTGTCATTTTTAGCTTTCCATATTGAAATCGTATAAAGCTTTTTAATAGATATTGTGAATCATCAATAGGAATCATTTGTAGCTTTTCTTTAATGATGTCAGGTATTTCTCCTTCATATCCATTGCATTCAAAGGTCAATCTTTCAGGATCATACTCCCAAAAGCCATCGTGGCTGCAGTTGGATATAATATATAGCCATAATACTTTTTGTTGTGCCGATAGCTTTCTGAACCATTGTTTACTAAAAATGTCAGCATCTAAAAATCGTTTTCTCATTATCTTTTATTCTCCTGTATTTTTAATAATAACTTAAACATCTTCCAACCCCAGTTCAAGTCTTTAATCTTTAAATGCTCTACTTGATACTCTTTTTTTTCTTTGTCTATTCGTACAATTAAAGCACCTTTGATTTTTTCGCCTGTATTTTCTTCATACATTTTTGCATAAGCAGATATTTGTATTTTATGTTCTGAATGTATAGAATTACTACTTTTCCAGTCTAAGATCATAAGCTTGGTGTTTTTACCAATCTTTACTTTGGCTACTGCATCGCAAGTTCCACCAAACTTATATTTTTCTGAAACCATTTGTAGTTCACTATGCAAGATTTCAGGCTGATAGTCGTTTTTAAAATCCAAATAGTTATAATATGCTTGTTTAGCTTGACTAATTTCTGTTGGAGAATAGGTATCTAAATTCTGTACTCTACCACCAATAGTAAACTGTTCTATCATATTGTGTGCTAAAGTCCCTGTTCTACCTGCAGACCTTAATTCTTCTTTTGGATCTACTCCCTGTTTTAGTAATTTTAAATTCCAATTTAACAATGGATAAAAGTTCCACCCAAGATTGTTGCCTATGATTGTGGTAACCGAACTAACTCTTTTACCTTCCTTTGTTTTATATATTGTATGTGCCATACTTTATTCTCCTTATTCATCTAATTTGTGTATTTCTTCGTATACTTTTGGAAACAATTTGTAGCAACCATAAAGCACACCTAAAGTAACTATTATATCTATCATTTTTTTCTTAGCCCCTTTCCTCTTGGTCGTCTTGTATCTTCAACATGGAATTGTTCTAACCAAGTCTTTTTTCTGTTATATCGCATTTCTTTACCTTGAAATAAATACCATGCCCTTCCAAATTGTTTTGCAAAAGCTTCTCTTTCTGCTATTCCTTCTTCGCTCCAAGCATCAGGTATATTTGCATTCTTGCAACGATCCTGTATTGTTCCCATGTGCTTACCAGACACATTATAAGTTGGGTGTGATTTAGCCATTCTTACCTGCTTTTTTTACTTCTTCGTCTTTTTTATTCCAACACTTTATACAATATCCACCTTCGTCATTGTTTATTAAAGTGTTGCAATTTTTTGTTAAGCAATATATTATTCTGTAACAACTCATTTTATTCTCCTTTTTTCTCCTAATCTAAATAGTCGTAAAAATCTTCTGACTTTTTAAGATTTAAATTATCTAACATTAATTGTACTTCTTTTCTAAATTCTTTTGATAATAAGTGTTTCTTTTGTCCTGACTTTAATGCAGTATTTCTTCTTTTCTGTAAAGCATCAAATCTTTCTTGTCCTAATTTATTTAATATAAATTCTCTATGTTCTTGTGGATTGCCACCTAAATATGAGTGGCAGCCATAACATAATGCCTGGCAATTATCTTCATCAAATCTTACACTCCATGATCCTCTACTCCAAAAGTGTGAACAATGTAAGGCAGAAGTGGGTGGTGCATATTTCTTATCACATCTTTGGCAAGTCCAATTATCTCTTGTTCTAATGTATTTACTCCATATAGAGTCGCTTGGGAATATTTTTAATTTAGGCATTTTTCTCCTGTATATTAATCTTATAAATTCTTTCGTTTGCTGTATCGCAGTATTCTTTAGAAATTTCACTACCAATATAATTACGATTATTTAAAATGCACATTTTTGCAGTAGTTCCACTTCCCATAAAACAATCATAAACTAAATCTTTTTCATTTGTCCAAGTTAATATATGGTCTTCTGCTAATTGTTCAGGGAAAACAGCAGGGTGTCCAGTTTTATCGTTAAAACTCGTAGAGTATTTCCATATATTTGTTCTTGGAGAATATTCTGGAACTGGATTTTTTAATTTGCCTGAAAAATCTTTATGTCCTGCCCATTTATTTTTTTTATCACAAATAAGATTTGCAGATACACCACCTTTTCCAAAGACAAACATATACTCAAATATTTGAGTATATCTATTGCTTTCTTTTCTTGCTGGAAAAGATGAACTGTTTTTTTCATAAATCATTGTATCGTGCAAAGAAAATCCTAATTCTTTAAAATGCAATACTTGTTTGAAAGAACTTCCAGTTTCACTTCCTTGAATTGTAGCATCTCCAACTATCCAGACTAAAATTCCATCATCTTTTGTTACTCTATATAATTGTTTTGCTATTTTATTAAAATTAAAATCATATCCATTATAATCTCTTAAATTGTCGTATGGTGGAGAAGTTATAGTTGCATCAATAAAATTGTCTGGCATTTTAGCCATAGTATCTAAACAATTTTCATTATGTATTTTATTTATCATAATATCCTTTCAGGAGAAAGGGACAGCTACTATTCGATTTGATCATGTTAATTAAACAAAGGAATAAGAAGTAGCTGCCCCAGTTTCTACATTATAATTAACCCCACAAACATAATTCCAAATAATGCAACTATCAACCAAACAATTACTAATAAGAGCATTATTATTGTATTATCGTTACTCATTAGAATGGTAAGTCGTCTGCTTTAATTTCTACCGATTCTTCGGCAACTGGTTCATTAGGTTTGCTTGCTTGTGGTATCGCTTTAGGATTTTCACAAGCTTCTACCCAAGCTTCAACTCGTTTAAAGTTGTTTACAAACTCGTCAGTAGTCCATACCATATCATTGGCAATATACAATTTAACTACATTGTTGAAAATCATACCCATTCTTGCACCATTGGTGTAAGTGGTATTAGTAGTTTCTACTGCTTGTTTTACTGCTTTATCTGCTTGTAGTTTTTGGTCAAACTCATTGATGCTTTTCTTTACATTCTCAAATACTGGATTAGCAGAATCTTTACTAACTGGTTCAACCTTCCAATAATTTCTAAGCTCGCCTGAATCAGTAGTGAATTGTTCCCAACTTAATAGGAAGTCATTTCCTTTTGATATACTCATCAACTTCCTATGAAGACTATCTGTCGCATCTAAGCTTGATATAGTGCCATCTTGGATCACTTCATATTTAAAGGTATTAAACTTCTTACCTTGCCATTCTTTTTCTTCGTAGACACCTGCTGAGTTTAAAGTCAATCTCAACTGACCACCTACATTTGCTTTTAGGTCTTTTAAATTTACAAAAGCCATATTTTCTCCTTATTCTATTTCATCAACAGCTGTACTCATAGAAGGATTTAATCTCACTTCTTCTGATGGCTTGTTAGCCAATACTTCTGTATCTGTGTTTTTCTTAATTTCTGCATTCTCACGAATTTGTCGTAGTTCATGCCTTAACTTGTTTTCATCATCATTGTCAATTCGATTTCTTTCCATTACTTCAATTAACAATTCTAATTCTTTAAAATTAAATTTAATTACTGTATCCATTCTTGTACCACCTTTTTAAACATTTCCCAAAAAAATATTATGAATATTGAATATGCGATTATTTCTACTATCATTTTATTGTTTCTCCATATTTGTTTTTTCTGACATTTGTTCACTTGTCAAGTTGCCAAAATCATCATCTAACATATCTTCAAAGTCGGTTATTTCTCTATATTCAGCCATTTCTTTGATTGCTTCCATTTTATAATTCATGTCTTTAGCTTCATATAAATCATAATGTTTTTGCATTTCTTCTACTTTTTCAAATATTTGTACAAGTCCATCAAGTTGATCTTCGGTTGAATCCATGTAGTGTTCTGCTGTATCGACAGCATCTTTAATATCTTCAAATATTTCTTTCATAGTAAATAGTTTCATTTTTTCTCCTTTGTTTAACTAACTCTACAAGAATAGTGATTAATATTCAACTTGTCAATGTTTATTTTCAACCTTCTTTTTCCAATTCTTTTAATTCTTCCTATTCTTTAGCTTTATATTAATCTTTGTCTTTTTCTTTTTCTTACACAGTACCCCCTACTGTACCCCCTACTCTATTTATCCACAATTTTATCCACAAAACACCCTTAAAAAAATAATTCCGAATATTGTTGACATTGGTGATTGTATTCCATATTATTGTATATGTTAGTTAAACAAAAGGAGAATACAATGGAATTTAAAAAAGATATATTTTTAGCAGATTCAGTAGTTGGAGAACATGATGCTAATAATGTTTGGTTTAAAGCTATTCAAGGCACTAATAGATTAGATGAGAATGTTATGATACATAAATTAAGTAATAAAGACTTCTTTCTAATTGATGAAACAACTAATAAACAATTTATTAGAAAGTTTGAATCTTTAGAAGATGCTTTAGAATTTGCTTCAATATAATTGTTTTACCTCTACCTACAAAGAAGCCCTCGAATGAGGGCTTTTTTGTTTATGGGGTGATTATATACCTTTCAGTATAAAAGTCTTGTATTTACTGGATTTGTTGCCTTAAGACCAGCTGTGTAGAAAAGCGACCATCTGCTATTTCAGTAAATGTCATTGGTTTATCCAATCTTACCCAATGGAAAGATGATCCATCGTTCCAAACAAATTTCTTAGCTTCACCTTTGATTGCATCTTGCATAGTAATTAAATTAGATTTAAATGTGCTTGAAATATTTTGAAATGATATAGTATGTACTTCTTGTCCTGGATTTACATTTAAAGCATATTCTACTCCACCTAAACTTCTTTGGATTGAGTTTTCATAATCAATGGATGATTGAACATTGACATCAGGTTCTACTTCAAATGATAGTTTCTTACCAATTAAGATTTCTGATACATTGGTTACTGATCCATTAAATTCAGTAAAGAATTTTGTTCCAGTAGTTTCTGTTAAATCTGCTACTGCCCAACCTGATGCACTTACTGCTGATATTGTACCTTTGCTTGGTAAACTTGCTCTATCAGTATCTATAAAAAATGTCATAATAGTTCCACTTGATACTGAATCATCTCCAGTAAAATATACTGCTGCAGCATCTGCAGTTACACTACTACCAACTGCATATTCTATTGCATCTCTATCGGCTACTGCACTAATAATAGTTCCTATGTTTTGATCTGATGCTCTTTCGTGGTCAGTAATAGTTGAAGTAGCAGAAAATGTTGGTGTGCCACTATCTGTCATTTGACCTTCTGTAATTGTGTTATCACTTCTATATTGATTGATTGAATCATAAATAAAGTACGACATTTAAACCTCTCTACATTGTACTGAAACTTTCCCTACCTGTCGTTTCAGATTTGTTATTATAAATTTTTTCCCTGACCATGCATCCTTGAATAGTCTTGTAGGCATAGCAATAAAGCTATCGAAGGTGTCTGATATTTCATCAAATGGACTACCTATTTCGCCAAAGGTTTCTTCACCAAAGTCTATAGCATCGCCTACTTGTAGCATTGCATATTTTTCAGGATTAACCAATGTTGCATTTACTGTGGTTTTATATTCACCAAACAATGATTTTCTAAAGTTTATCCAACTGGAGTTTCTTGAACCACTAACATCATCTACTGCATCATATACAAAGTCTAAATTCATTTCTTGTTTTTGGTGTGAAGCATTATCAAAGATTGTTCCATGAACCGATCCACTAACTGCTGAAGTATAAGTATCTTGTTTTAGATATTGATTTTCTGCTGGGTGTGGTTTATAGTTTACTACAATATTAGTTTCTAAATCAGAAACTGGTGTAATACCCAATTCATAATCTGATATATCTATTTGTGATAAATCTGCTGCTGCAGTTATACTATCAGGAATAGTAAAGTATCTCAAAGGACTTACTCCACTAATTGCAGTTTGTTGTGCTTGTGGACTAAACTCAAAGAAAAAACAACCCTCATATTGTAATTGTTCCATTATTCCTTCTAATGCTTCAGATTCATCTAATGCCAATCTTGTTTTCCAATGAGTAGATGTTGGACTGGTTAAGGTACTATCTCTTAATTCTGCTACTGCCTTATATCCTGAATTTTCTATCTTTGCATCTGAATCACTATCTGCTACATTTAATATGCTGTGTAATAATTCTCTATGGATCGCTACTGGATTATCAAGATCAGTTAATGTGGCTACTGATGAATATGCTGTAAAGGATTCTGTAGTTACATCTCTACCTAAATATACTTTTTCTATCCCAGCATTAAATTCTTGTGATGCAATCGGCTCATTTGCTAAGTCGTTTGCTGCAGTAACTGTTACAAATAGATTGCTTAAAATAACATTAAAATTACTATAATCTCCATTACCACCTTCTGCATTAAATCTAAAACTTAAATATAAATTATCAGGTAAAGCATTGTTTTCTAATATCCCTGATATATCTGTAGATGTTGGCAAAGCTACATTAGTTCTATCAACCTTATCTCCACTTGAAGAACTTCCTACTAATTCAATATCTCCACTTGATGAACCAAAACTACCACTTAGTGCATCTGATAAATTAAAGAATGCCCCATCAGTTCCACTTGGACTACCAGTTATGGTTTGGCTATATGTTCCAGATATTCCTAATGTGATTGCAGTAATTTTACCAGTTACTTGTGGCATTTGTAATTTTAATACTACCCCTTTTGATTCACTTCCAAAACCTGCTGTATTAGCATAAGTTACACTATTGCCAGTATTACCATTGTAAGCATTATCTAAACTACCAGCAGTTAAACTTACACCACTTCCTACTATGGTTGCAGTTACATCATCAGGCAACATCTTAAATTGTCTTTCCATACTCTTTGGAACTTTTAATACTTTTATACTATCTACTGTTGCAACTGAAGTATCAGTCATTCCAGTAATTTCTACAAATCGCTTCATACCTTTGTCATAAAATTCTGCCTTATCTGAACCACTTGTTCCTTCAGGTACAATGTACATAAAGTTAGCACCATCATTTTTCAAGAAGGGACAAGCATAGACATCTTGCCCATTGACAAAGTTGGTATTAGCAGTATAGTCCCCATAGACAAGTGGTTGTATTTTATTATTGTATTGTGGATTATCTGCATTAACACTTCTTCCTTGTGGTATAGATACATTTTGAAATGGTCTATTTGATACTACACTTAATACAATCGTATTTCCTCTATATCCAAAGCTACTTATTTTACCACTAAACATCTGCAAAGCATTAGCAGCAGTTCCATCATTATCTAATTGAGATAATATATTTACTTGCCCATTGATATAATCATTACCTAATAATTCTAATAAAGTAGTCCCATCTAAATCTATATTAGCAATATTCAAAGTTACTGATCCAGTTTTTGTAGTAAACCCTTTTAGATCAAGTGAATAAGATATGCTTGGTTTATTAAGAATTGCAGGATAATAGTCTAAGCTATTATATATTGTTTCTGAAAAACTAAATCGTAAATCAGGTGTGTCAGTATAAGCTATGCTTGAATTAGTATTTTTAAATATCTGTACCAACCAATTTTCTGTCATAGTTGGTGATAGCTTTGATGAATAGTTAGAGTTAATAAAACTCATGTATATCTCCTAATTCGTTTAGTGGTTCGTTTAGAATATTTAGCAGATTGCTTTCCTGCCTTTGTTGCTTTTCTTTTCTTTTTAGTTTCATAAGCATATTGTGATGAAGTCATAGATTTTAGCAATCTTTCAGGTAAATATCTTTCACCAGTCTTAGATGATTTCTTTCCTGACTTTGTAGTCCATTTCTGTTTAGTCCATCTGCTAAGGGCTTTTGCTGATTTGCTTTTACCACCTCTATATCCACCACCTGCTTTTTCGTATGCTTTAACAAGAAGTTGTGATTTTCTTGCAGACCATTGTCCTGGTCTACCACCTTTGTTACCTCTCATGATACGATTCTTAATTCGTTCTCTTAGCTTAGGTTTTGTGTACATCTTTGCCATTATTTTCTAATCTCTTGTCTAATGTTATTTAAGATTTCTTCTTCTCTAAATTTCATAGATAAGTCTGCTTCAAATCGTTTGACCTCTACTCCATATTCAAAGATAATAATGGTAGGCACTACTTTGATGTCCCATTCTTTTTGTATGACTGCACCTATGTTTTTATTAGATATATCTACATACCCAGTATAGCAGTTTTGTATTTTTTCAAGTGGTATTCTGTTACTCCAATTCCAAGAAGCATTCACTTCTATTACAGCACAAAATTCATTCTTCATTAATTGAATATCTTGAAAACTATCCAAAGATGCTGATTGTGAGTATAGCGACGAAGTAAATAACCCAAGCACCAATAGCCACATATTTATCATATTTTTCATAATCCATCCTAATTGTTATTCATGTTTAGTAGGGTTTCATTGATACTTCTTGTATCCTCTTTAATGTCATCTACTTTATCTTCTAATTTCTCTACTTTTTCTTCAGTATTTAAAATTGAATTTCTAATCATCTGATCCTTAAGATCATATTCTGTTCTACTGATTGGTGGTTCAGGTAGTTCTTTTGCTTCTTGTATATCAGCTTGAAGATTAAACCATAATCCGACCACCATAAATATTGTAACTGCTATACTAATTAGTGTTTCAATGCTAAATGTGAATTTACTATCTTTTCCAACTTCCACTTGTCTATCTCCTTATAAGTTAAGTTTTTCTGCTCGTCTAATAGCAGGTATTATTGTATCTACTACTGTTTCATCTACCAATGGGGCAGATATATTTATTGTAATGTTATTTCCATTGCTTGTAGGACTTGGTAATGGTGTTACATCAATTCGTTCCATACCACTTGCATTATCTCCTACTACTACTCCATTTCCAAGAGGTAAGGTAGTTCTGCCTTTAGTTACAAAACTACCACCTGTTGCAAAAGAGGAAAATAAAGAATCGGTTACTTTACCAATCATTCCACCTGCCCCTGCAGCTACTGCAAGATTAATAGGAAATGGTAATGACTTCATAATACTTGAAATCAATCCTGCTTGTGCTTCAGCTACTTCTGCTTTTACTACTGATATACCAGCTTGTTTTGCAGATTGTCCTTGTAAGATTGCAGCTTCAAGATTTTGTGCTATTTTTTCTTCGTGTGCTTCTTTAGCAGCTTTTCTGTGTTCTTTCATATCTTGCTCGGCTTGTTTATTAAATGCTTCTCTTTGAAAAAATTCATTTTCTAATCCACCCATTCTAAAATTTAAAGCATCTTCATCTATAGCTGCCATAGCATCATTATGTGCTTGATAATTACCTTGTATCCTCCCAAAGGATTCTGCTTGTGCTGATGCTTGTTGCATTGGGTCTGTTTCAGGGATTCTTTGTAATCTATCAATAAAATCATCCATTCCTTCTTCTGCTGCTTTTTTGGCTTCTGTATTGGCTTGTGCTAATCCAAATGCTACATTGCCTGTAGCAAAATTCAATAATCCAATTTTTTGAATTAATAAATCGGAAGTTGATAAAAGATTTGCAAATAATCCTGCAGTAGTTTCTACTTCATCTTGTAATTCTATTCCAATAGTACCTTGTAAATTTTTAAATGCTGAGGACAAAGCTAAGGTAGCATCGGTAGCATCTAATTCTTCATCTCCAAGATTAGCAACTTTACTTCTTACCGATTCCATTGTAGCAGTAATAAATGCTTGTTTTCTTTCTAAATCAGTCAATGCTGCAACTGATTTACCAGTAGCTTGTGCCATTGCCTTATAAGCATCTTCTGCTTTTACAATAATACCCAAGTTGTCTAACATAAGTCGTGATTGACGACCAATACCAGTTGTTAAAGATTCAATACCAAATAAGGTGTCTTTACCTACTGCTTTAGCAAGTCTTTGTGCCGAATCAATTAATTCAGAAAATTCTTCTTCATTTTGTACAACACCAAGCAACATAGCATTATTTGCTTGAATCATAAGATCAACATCTGATACAGTACCATCAGTCGCTTTTCTAAACCTCTTTAATGATTCTTCGTTTAGCCCAATACCTTTACCAAGATTTGTAAAACTTCGTGTAAGTGATATTGTTTGAGAACCTAATTTAATTGATTCTTGTGTAAATCTTGCTATTGCTTGAATGCTAAATGCACTTGCAATAACACCACCTATAGTAGCAAAACTTTTCTTTAATCCATCATTTTGCTTCTTTATATCTTTTTGTTCTTTTTCTACTTTGTTAAGTGCTTGAACAGCTTTTTTAACTTCGGCTTGAACTAATAATCTTATTTTTTTATCTGCCATTCTTTTCTACCTCATACTCTCTTATGGAGTTTAGTTCGTTATCTATAATTAAAAAATTATCTACAATAAATGAATCTGCTTCATCTAAGCTTCTTGCTATTGGAATATTAAGATTCTTACTCATCTTATATTCTTTTATGGTTTCCCCTATCCAATCCTGGTAAAGACATTTTGGATTGCAAAAAAGAGGTAATATAAAATATAGGTTTCTACCCATAGAAAATTTAGAATCTTTGAACTTGTCAAACACTCTATCAATTTCCAATAATACATCTTCCTGATCCTTATATGTCTTTACTTTATTAGTGATTGGACTTTGCCTTTTATAAGGAAACTCTTTGTCGAAGTGTGGATAACCATAGTGGCTAAACCACACATACGACGACAAAGCCATTAGCCTTTTTTTGAAACATCTAAAAATTCACTTAGACATTTCGAAAGCAAAGCATCTACCTCACCCATTGTTAAGGGCTTATCTTTAGCAACATAATCACTTTCTGATAAGCCACTTATCTTTTCTACAAATTCAAGACAATCATAGAACTTTTCGGTATCTACTTTACCAGTAGAATCTAAAGCCATCATTCTCAATTTTTGTAGTTCTCTTTTTTCTTTGTAAGTAGGATTCTTCACTTCCCACTCTTTATCGAACATTTTAACCTTCATGTGTTACTCCTTCGTTTACCAACCACTTGCTTGGGTTGAATCTACATATTCAAACTTAAATGCTGTACCTGATGCTGCACCACTTGAAGTAGGTTGTACCACTTTAAATGGAATTGTAATTACTGCACCTGTGTCTGCATTCGGATCTAAGTTTACTGCTGTTGAATAGATTTCGCATTCTATGTTCATTTCACCTGCTGTTGAAGCTGTACCATCACCTTGTTGTAGTTTTAGTGTTGCAGTATTACCACTTAAAAAGTCTTGTAATACATTACCACCACTTGCAAAGTCAAAGTTTGCATCATACATTAATGAAATCTCTCCAGTAATGTTTACTGATGGGATACCAAAAGCATAACTTTCTGCATCGCCATTAGAATCTCTACCAACTCTCGCTACATTGTTTTCAAATGTAAATGATACTCCAGTAATCACCATATCTGCTAACGAAGTTCCATCAACATCAAGTTTCTTAGTATCAAAATAAGATTCTATTTGTGTTGGTGATGCACTCATTAGAGTTGGTGCTGCTGAATTAGCACTTAAAGTTTGTTCTACTAAGAACTTACTTGCACTTGTCATACCTGAATATAATGTTCCACTTAGTAAACATCTACCATCAGTCATATCAAAGTTCATTGTAAGACTTTGTAATACAGCACTTGTAATCAGTTTATCTTGTGCAGACTCAGGGTAATATAAACCAATGTCAAATAGACTTGGTATCCCTGAACTTGAACTGCCTGTAAAATCAGGTCTTGATAAAGCTGCACTTGAAGTAGCTTGAATCGTGTGAACATAAGGATCTGAACCACTTTCTCCATGATCTTGAAGGACATTAGCCAACATACGAACAATCATATCTCGTTCTGCTGGAACTTCAAAGTCCATTGTGATAAATCCACCTTTAGTTGTTCTAAATTGATCTGTATCAAGTTCAATCATTCCTGCATTATTGCTTCGTATCTCACCACTTTCAACAAGATTGAGGACTGGTGCAGATACATTAATTACAGGAAGTAACTCGTATGCAGTATCATTAGCTGCTGCTGTTTCAAATGCAGTTGCATTTTTGTTTTTTATACCTACACTAAAATCACTTTTAGAATAGACTTTTCCACTAACTGCCATGTGTTATTTCTCCTCTTTTTTTACTTTCTTTTTAGGTTGTTCTTTTTTTACTGGTT